TCATCTTGAATGTCATTTGTGGTAAACCAGTTAAACCATTTTCAGCATCATAATCTATTTGTAACACTGCAAATACCAATGCATTTGCTGTGTGATTTGCTCCCCAATGTGGCACTATGCTTGTAGCGGCTGTTGTGCTACCTGTTCCTGATGTTGGGAATATAACGTCTCCACTACCACTACCACCAGCATATACATTTAACCTAACGTTACCTGCATAACTGGTGTCTGAGGATTGGTTTGGATCTTTGTGACTGGTTACTGTATTACCTGTGAATATCAATTCAACATCGTTCATAAACACTTGATCACAAGTAAATGTTCCTGTTTGTGTTTGTTCTGATAGTGCAATACAATAAGTCATTGTTTTGTTTTGATTGCTTATTGCGGCATCAAATATAGGTCCACTGGTAAATGCTTGTCCATAAAGTATTGGTATTTTGTTGTCTGTGGCTGGTGGTAACTGTATTGATACACCTGGATCTCTACCTTGATCTAATTCTGGTGCTTTGAATACTCCTAATGCTCTTGCTGTTCCATATGCTAATCCACCTGCAATAACTGATGTGGCAATAGTTGCCAATACGCCTGTTATGCCTATTGCTCCTACTATTGCTGTTGCTATTGCTGTAAATACTGCCATAATTAACCTCTATATAACCAATTGTAATCTACTGGTTCCCAACCTCTTTGTTCTAATTTAAGATCAGGTGTCGATGCTAGTGTTGTTAGTGTAAAAGAACTTATAATACCTTTGTCTTTTAATTCTAATCCTATAGTGATATAATGATTAAGTAATCTTGCACCTGCTGTAGTGCCTCTGAATTGTTCTTCAACCCACCAAGCAACTTCAGTCATTCTTTTCACATGTGGTAACCATAAATCACCTTGTATAGTTGCCAACAACATGCCCATGACTCTACCATGTTCTTCTGCAACAATGGCTAAACCTGTTTTAAGTATATGATCAATAACTTTGTTTACATGAACAAAATCATATTTAGGATTATGTAAATCTTCAACAGGATTTGAATTTGCAAAATCAATCATTAATCTGCGAATGTCATCATAATCTTTAAATTGTGCTGATCTAACTTTCATTATGCCATTTGCCTTTTATCTGTTCTATCACGGCCGCCACCGCCACCGCCACCGCCACGGCCTCCACCGCCTCCATAACCACCACCAGTGGCTTTGTATTCTTTACCAAAGTCAAATGATATGTTATAAAGTTCTGGTACTCTTGCAAACACTTGATCGTTAGGATAAAGTCTTACTCTATCATCAGGGTTTGTTCTTTGTCCAGTTATTCTGTTTTCTAACAGTGTGTTTATACTTGCACATGTTACAGTAACAGTGTTTTGTAATGTTTTACCTGCTGTAAAGTCTTCTTGTATAGCAAAGTTAGTTATAATACCGCTAAACCTTTTGTATACTTCACTGGTATCTAATTCATGTGTAGTAGTATTGTAAAAGCCTCTGTATACATTTACACTTCCGCCCTTAATCTTTGTTGTCAATATTAGACTTAAATAATTTTGTTCACTTGGTATACCACTCAATGTAATTGATATATCACCATTAGTTGTTCTTATATCTTCTGGAAATTCACTTATTTGTAAAAAAGAACCTAATTCAGTATAAGTGTTGGTATTATATGTAACTGGTTTGTATGCACTTGAAATATAATATGTTGTGCCATCTAATGTCAAATCAATAAGAATACAACTGGATATATGATCTTGTTGTACTGGTGCTATTGTGGTTGCCATTAAGTGATTACCTCAATCAATTCAAAATCTGCTGAAAATTCTATTCTATCATGTGGTGCAATGGTGAACTTGGGAAGGTTGGTTATTTTGGTTATCCATCTTACTTCATTACCTACTCTAAACCCACCTGTGTTTAATGCTACACCTGATTGTGTTAATACTGGTCTATGCACACTTACTGCTAAATTACCACTAGTAAAAGCAATATCGGCTGTTACTTGATATGGATATCTATATGTTGATGTATTGCCTAATGGTTGAATAAAATCACCTTTCTTAAACAATGTACCACTATGACCTGTTGCTCCTGTTGTGTCTACATACAGAGTAGAACCGCTTATGCTGTTAAGTGTCAATGCACCTAATTGTGTTGCGTTAGCATCACCTTGATAGGATGTGATATAATTCATACCACTGTTGTTGTTTAATGAAATGTTTGCTTCATTGGTACCACCTGTTGTATAGATATCTTCTAATACACCTCTATTCGTGCTGTAAGTTAATCCATTGTGCATACCAACTGTGAAAGAATATACATTTATGTTTCTATCTGCTGTTTTGTAATGACCACTTCTAGATAATGTGCTACCCATTAGTTCACGTCTATCTATTTCTATGAATGTTGCGTTGTCTATAATTGTTTGTAACGACATATCTACTCCTATGCTGGTGTCCTACGAGCACCTGCTCTGCTTACGTTGTATATGAACTCGGGATCCTGTGCAATTCTCTGCTGAAAAGAGACCGTATCAATTGCTGATATATTGGTAATATTTGTGACGCCACCTCCCATAATGCCCGGGCCACCTGCGTTATGACCACGTAATGCACTATTTGGTAACACTACTCCACTTTGTTTGGGTACAAATATTTCGGGGCCTTCTTCTCCGATTATGTATGGTTGGCCCGCTTTTGCTGGTCCACCTTTTGCTAGTCCAAATAATCCCATAATAGGACCTGTTATGAACTTTTGCACTAGTGCTTTTGCTAATGTTTGTCTTATAAAGTCTCCTAGAGCACTGAAATCTGCTTTACCTTGTACAATAGCATCTGCTAGGCTATCTTCAAACATAGCAACTGCTTGAACTAAACCATCGGCTAATGTTGTAACAAAGTCACCTATTCCAGCGGCTTCTAACCCTTCTTTAACTCTGTTTAAGAAATCATCAGCGGCTTCTTGGTTCGATGTAATGATTTCTCTGATTTTTTCAATTTGTTCATCATATAAACCATTGATTTCAGCAATTTTTTGTATTTGTAATTCTAAATTCTTTTGAGGATCTTTGTCTAATTGTAAAGACTGTATATCTGCTAAAGCATCACGTCTTTGTTTTTCAATGTCGAATATCGCTTGTTTTAATTCTTTTTCATCTTCGCTTAAACCAAACAATGAATTTTCTAATTCTAATTGTTCTCTGGTATTTTGTAAATCGGCAGTATTTTGAATTACTATTTCTTTTGCTTTTTCTAAATCTCGTGCAATAATTCTACTTAATTCATTTGCTTTACGCTCTTCTTCTCTTTTTAGTCTTGCTCTTTCTTGTTCTAATTTTAATTTTTCACGTAATCTTTTCTTTTCTTCTTCATCACGTTTAGCCTGCATTTCCGGAGGTAATGGAGGCCCTACAAAATTAGCCGCGTCTGCTTGTGCGTCGGCGACTAATTTGATACTGTCAGCAAGTTCAGTCATTGCTTCAGCATCTTCTAATGCTGTATTTGTTTGTGCTTCAAATAATGTATTTAAACCTAATGTTACTGCTGAGGCAATACTTAATCCTGTAATTAATTGTGGAATTCCTACACCACTTAATGCTAATAAAGCCGCACTTGCTGTTGTGGCTGTTCTTAATGCAACTACCAAAGCACTTATGGCTTTAGTTGCCGCTATAATACCTTGTGTAATTTTAATACTGAATGCTAAACCAAAGAAATAGAATAAATTTTCTACGTTTTCAGCGGCAAATTTAAGTAATGCTCCTAGTGATTGGAAAACACCGGTTTTTTGTTCAATATTGTTTAATAATAAAATAAATTCTGTTCTTATTAGTTCAAATGATTCTGCTATAGTGGGTAATGTTTTACCAAAGTCTTCATTAATACTGTCACCCATTAATAAAGACGCATCTGCTAATATATCTGCTGTTAAAAGTCCTTGTTCTGCTAATTTACGCAATTCACCACGTGTTACACCTAGTATATCTGCAAATTCTCCCATGAACTTACTGTTTGTTTCGTTAATACTGTTAAATTCATCACCACGTAATACACCACTTGCTAACGCTTGGCCGAATTGTATCATAGCACCAGCGGCTGCACCTGTTTCAGCACCTGATATTTTTAAGGTTTTACTGAATACTTCGGTAATATCTGCTACTTCTTGTTGTGATAATGCTAAATCTTCAGATGCAATAGTTAAAGAAGCATATAAATCACCTGTAGCCGCTAATGAACTTCTAGTTGATTTTGCTATTGCTTCTACATCTTTTTGTGCTTGTAAATATTCTCGATTACTTTTTGTAACAGCAAGTAATCTGTTGTTTAAATTTTGAAAAACGTTGGCTAGATCTACTGTTGCTTTAAGAGCGGCAACACTTGCCAGAGCCTTAAGAGCACTAGATAATTTATCGACGCTTTTTTCTGCTTGTTTTGTATCTAATTGTAATGACGCTCTAATATCTGCCATGTTTACTCCTATATTCTTTTAAACCTTTTTGTTATTGAATCTTCTAAGAATTCAAAAGAAGGTTTTGTGAATCCTTTTGGTGCTTGTTTACTCCAACCACTATCTAATCTACCTGCATAATCGTAATTAGAACTTATTTTTTGTCTAGTACTAGACTTTGTTAACTTTGTTTTATTACGTGCATTACCACCTCTAATAGGTGTTTCATTTCTATAATATTTGTATGTTTCATTCATAGAGGCTTCTATAGCATTTTCAATGTCTTTTTGTAATGCTTTTAAATCGTTTTGATTTATTTTCATTCCGCTGTTAGCCACTTTTGTTTTTACCTCTACTTTCTTTAAATTCTCGCATCATTTTTTCCAAATCATGTTTTTCATATAAATCATTTGGATCTTTTGTTTTGGCTTTTTTCTCTAACCAATTTCTATATGATACTGCTATGTCATATATTTGTAAATCAAAAGTACTGCCTTTGTCTAATACTTCACTAGGTAAACAGCCATATCGTTCACCTAATGCATCTAACATCAATGCAACCTGTGTTTCAGGTGCTTTTTCATTAACAGTACTTCCTGTTACTTTCCCAATTGTTTAACAACTTCATTAATGCATTTAACTAAAATTTTATTAGGTAATAAAGAACCATCTTCCATAACTTTATTACCATCTTCATCCAATATCATGGCACTGCAGAAATCTAACATTTCTCCATAATTTTGATCTTCTTGGGTAGTTACTGAGAATTTGATAAATTCACCTAATGGCTGTTTATCATATACGTAAAATTCTAATGGTTCTTTGTATTCTGAAATGATTTCTTCATCATCTAATACAATTTTGATTAATTGCGGTTTTGTTGCTAATTCTTTTAACTTCATATCTTTCTCCTATTGATCCTTATCTAATCTGTCTTTTAAATTGTGAACGGCACTTAATGTAAATGCCAATCTACTTGATGCTTTTTCAACATCTGCTCTAGCACATCTTATTTCATTCTGTGCTTTCGCTATCTCCATCTCCATGCTCTTCAACACTTCCTGTATCGAATGCTTGTTCCATATCTCCATAACCTTTTTCCTC